AAGTTTTTGGAAAAGCGAGTGTATCGCGCCATGAACCGTGCTTTCCAGTCTTGCACCGACCATACAGTGATAAAGGGTCTGAATGCTTACCAAGCAGGTGCAGTTGCCCAAGCCAAGTGGAAACGTTTCCGTCGACCCGTTGCGGTCGGATTGGATGCAACGAAGTTCGACATGCATGTGTCGGTTTCAGCGCTCCGATACGAGCATTCGTTTTACAATGCTATTTTTCACAATAATCCTGAGTTGCGTAAACTGCTGTCATGGCAGATAAACAACGAGGGTGTCGCGTATTGTGAGGATGGCAGGGTGAAGTTCCGGATGAAAGGCACCAGATCTTCTGGTGACCTGAATACGTCCCTTGGTAATTGCATAATCATGTGTTCGTTGATTTACGCCTGGTCTCGAGAGAGAGGTGTTGATTTAGAGTTGATGAACAACGGAGATGATTGTGTAGTGATATTGGAGCAGAGTGACTTGGACAGGTTATTGAAGGGTGCTGCGGGATGGTTCGCTGATTATGGGTTCCGCATGGCGATTGAGGAACCTGTTTACGAGTTTGAGCAGATTGATTTTTGTCAAAGCTCACCCGTAATGGTGGACCATGTGCCAGTTATGGTACGAAATGTCTGTGCGTGCTTGCGCAAAGACGCCATGTGCTTAGTCCCGGTGAACACTCCCACGGTGTTCAAGTATTGGTTGAAAGCTGTAGGTGACTGCGGTTTATCGATCACGAGTGGGGTTCCAGTGATGCAGGAGTTTTATTCCATGTTCATTAGGAATGGGACGGAGTACAGTGAAGGCTTTCTTCGCAATTTGGTCAAGAATACCTCTCATTACGAACGTAGTGGGGGTTTAATGGCCAAGTCGCGTGTTGTCAGTGAGGACACACGTTGTAGTTTTTACTACGCGTTCGGAATTCTGCCGGAAATGCAGATTGAGTTGGAGAGATTGTTCGCTCGGTATGAGATCGATGCGGACGTTGAAACCTTGCTGCATGAGGACATCACTCTAACTCAGGGTGACACGCATTCACAACCGTTGTTGAGTTGTTTGTATAATTAGGTGTGCCGGCCCTAATTTATTGACAATAAAGAAATATGGTAGTGCGCGTGAATATGAAGAACAAGACGAAGAAGAAGAAAGCAAGATCTTCGCAGAAAGAGATGACGCGGCTTGGCAGTGCATTGCGTGCCCTTGGTGGGCTCGCTGGTGGCACCGCTGGGTCGCTCATCGGTATGCAAGGATCAGGCGCAAGCATGGGTACTGGGCTTGGCGCCGCCCTCAGCCGATGGCTTGGGAGCGGCGATTATACGGTGGGTTCGAACACCATAGTCCAGAAGACACTGCGTGGCTCGGAATCTATTCCGGCCATGCATTCGAACAACCAGACGGTCACAATCCGTCACAAGGAGTACCTCGGCGAGGTGAAAGGGAACCAGACCTTTTCAGTAGTCGAGGCGCTCCAAATCAACCCTGGCAACTCGCGGACTTTTCCGTGGTTGAGCGGCGTGGCGACACGTTTCCAGGAATACCGAATCAAAGGCATGGTGTACCATTACATCCCATCGAGCGGTTCCGCTGTTGCGTCGACAGATGCAGCGTTGGGGACAGTGATGATGGTGACGTCCTACCGCGCCTCCGACACGCCTCCTTCTAATAAGGTGGAAATGCTCAATGAATATTGGGCGTCGGAGAGTGTGCCATGCAGTGAATTCTGTCACCCTATTGAGTGCGATCCCAAGGAGAACCCGTATAACGTGCAGTATGTGCGTTCCGGGGAAGTACCGGCCGGAGATTCACGCATGCTCTATGACTTGGGCGTCACGTATGTGGCGACTTCAGGCCAACAGGTGACAGGCAAGGTGTTGGGGGATTTGTGGTTAACGTATGAGGTGGAGCTGAAGAAGCCGATTGTAGCCTCCAACGTCACCCACACGATTTCCAGCTATAACATCGCGTACACCAATACGCCGGCTGGCACTATGACCAATGATAAGTTCAATGGTGTGCCGACGTCAGTGTGGGGTGATTTGGCCATGGTGCTTAAAGGCAACGATATAACGTTTCCTCGTGGCACCACTGGCTTTTTCCTCGTTTCTCTGCGTTTTTATGCGCTGGGATCGTACACGATTACCACTGGGTTTGCCACGCCAACATTTGTTAACTGTGGAAGCACTGCCATCGCTCCGGGCGGTGACAGTTTTAAGACGTTCTTTGATGCCGACGATATTCTCGTCGAATTCGGTGTGTTGATCAATGATCCGTC